TCTTGTAAACCTTGCCTAAACTCTTTTGCTGTACTTGCTAGCGTAGTGATATCAATATCGCTTGCCTCGCCATCAAAACCACTAAACGAAACGATACCGCCCACCGTTACAGGTGAACCGCCGCCATCCTGAATTGAGAATGTTGCTAATTGTGCATCTAAAACAGCCATGTTTATCTCCTTGCGCTAGCTAGTGTAGCAATTAAAATTTATTCCTAATGAACCCGTAAACCAGAGTTTGCCATCTACAACAAGGCCGCCATTCTGACCGCCCGTTGGTGTTTCTCTTGTAATCTCTCTAACGTGTATTGTGTAACCGCCCTCGGTTAGAGTCGGCAAAGCCTTAAAGTGTTCGTATATTTCACCCATCTTAAGCAGCATTGATTTAGCGCCCTTTTCAGGTGGGTAAAACAAATCAATCTGATAGATACCGGGGTTTTGCTGTGCGCCCTCAACATTCAATAAAGTTGACGGGGCATATAAAAGCGTTGGCCTTATCCATGGATCTTGTTGCGTCGGTGTATAACTGACGTTTTCCCACGCGACGGGCAAGCCATCAGCTAAGCTTTGCAACTGCTTATCAAAAGCGATTTGTATATCGTCGTAAAAGCTCATTTTTTAACCTTCCTTGCCATCTTTTCTAAGTAAGGCGTAAACGCTTTGATGCTGCTTTTAACCATGCCAACAGGCCGCCTTTTACCGCTGCCGTTTTCTATGGTTTCGGCGTAAGGTAAATTGTTAGTAAAGTAAATTACATCGCTGAGGCTGAATGCAGCAATACCAGCTTTCGACCTTGTTAGTGTTGAGTTACCGCCCTTGTCCGTCGTGCTACTCACTGAGCTAAGCGGCGTATTAACGCTTGCTTGCCAGTTACCACGCAAACGCCCCGTGTCTACAGGGGTAAGCTTGATAATCGCCCCAAACAGCTCTAAGGCCGCCCCGCGTATAACCTTCTCATTGGCATTAATAACGATCTCAGTTGCCCTTTTAAATTCAAGCTCAAAGCTCACTTGCGAACCGCCAAAACATAGATGATGTCAGCGCCTTGAGCTATCAGGCTGTTATTAGATATGACTCTGTAAGCCTCACCGCCAAAGGTCACGATGTCGCCAATCAGCGGCTTGGTGTCGGTTTTATTCACTAGCAACTTTGTATCTGTTCGCTTGATGATTGTACCGTCGACCTCATTAGCCATGAACTGATCGGGCTGAACTTTGCCGCCAAATGTCGTGAACGTGCTAGCGCCCATGCCCCCCGTTTGCGGGTTGTAAGCGCCCTCAACCTCACGACTAAACGATCCATCTTGACCGTACTTAGTTAATAATGCTAAAGCGGTCGCGGCTAATCCGTCACTAAATGCACCCATTAGCCACGCCCCACATTAAATTGTGTGCCGCTCGCGCCGCTGGCAAGTAGCTTTTTAAGTGATGAGCTAATCTTTCTTACAAGCGTTGTTGATGCTGCGCTGTCTGAATAGGTCACACTAAGAGATCCAACAGTCTCACTTTTAGTTGTCCGTGCTACGTCAGCAAGTGGATCTTGCCCGTTATCAATAGCTAGCGCGGTTTCCATTTGGCCATTCTTTAATTCTGTTGGTATCACGTCGGCATCTACTATATAGCTATCGACGTACACGCCAGATCTTGGCCATTGTAGGGGTTGGGTCGATGTGAACTTATACCCCAAATAGATTTGCGCCTCTATGTAATCCATAGCACGGATCAATAATTGCTCTGTATCAAGTGAAAGCGTCACGCCGCGAGCCGTTGCATAAGCTGTTAGCTCTATTTCGCTGACATAAGAGTTTGCACCAGTTACGATCGATCCGTCTTCAACAATGATAGTCATTATGCTGTTTCACCTATAAATATAACGTCGTAATCAACAACGCTACCACTAGATCCATTAGTAAAACGCAACAAGTCGCCAGTCGTGGCCGTTACTACGTACCCATTAGCGTTAGGGTTAGACAATCCAAGGAATGTACCAGGTGGCAATATAAGGGTGTCTGAGTCATCACCAAAGAATGTACCAAACACGGCTGAGCCTTCAGCGCCAATAATAAGGTTGTTGGTATTGGTGGCCGCTGCCATAACAAAGATCCCTTTGATCGATGTGAATGTAAGCGCTGTACCTAAAGCGTTGGTTAACCCACCCGCCAAATCTAGATCGTCGTTTCCTGACGCTGCGATCTGCCTTGTGTCTGACCAAACTTGGTTAGCTTGATTCGCGCCTGTTCCGTTTGCGAAACTTTGCGAAAAGGTTTTATTTAAATTGAATGCAGCCGATCCAATATCTAAAGCATTAGATAGTGCAGCGGTTACGTTAAGTTTTACACTTGCTGTTAATGTTGACATTTTTAAACCTCATGTTTATTTATTAAGCTTCAACCGCGTATCTAATGACACCAACGCCCTTAAAGCCGTCCTTGCCTGTTACGTTTGTCGTGAATCCACCGCTAGCACAACCAAATGATGTTGGGCTTGTTCCAGCGGTTGGGGCTGCTTCCGTACCGCCTGAGCCACTACCCGCACCCGTACCAGCAGCGCCGCCCGTGCCGGGTTCAGCGTCGTTAGTTCTTGCGCCACCACCACCACCAGATGATAATTTTGTCATACCTGAAAATGATGTAAGGGTTGCCGTGTCCGTGTCTATCGTCCAGCCTTCGCCACCGTAACCACCAACAGAGGCCGACGTAACGCCTTGCCCATCTTGGCCAGCCGTTGAGAAACCGCCACCACCGCCAGCGCCACCGTTCGAATCTGTAGTCGCATCACCGCCATCATTACCTTGGGAACCTGTCCCACCACTGCGACCGCTTGCAGAATTATTATTTCCACCGCCACCGCCTGATCCACCATCTGCGCCATCAACACCGCCAGCCTGACCAGTCCCGCCAATACCGCCTTTAACAGCCGTAAGCGTCCCGCCAGAATGTTCACATGTTGAGTTTTCAGCGTCGGAATCTGTAAGGGCTATACCACCCTCGCCAATGCTTAGTGCGTATGTTTGGCCTTTGACAAAAGTAACCTCTTGCCACTGGATGAGGCCACCGCCACCACCACCGCCACCGCCACGGGTTATGGATGATCCCTCGCGACCAGTTCCACCGCCAGCCACAAGTAAAACGTTTGCGGTTAGGTTTGCCCCCGCCACAAAATTACCATCTTCAGTAAACACGTGATATTTGTTACTGTCGACTGTAGCGACTTCATTACCGCCAGTACTTGGCACGTCAGCAATTGCGCCACCTTGGAAAACTCTACTAATGTTTGGATTCATTGCTTGCCCCTTATGCTGTTACTTGCATATCTAAGCCAACAACAGATCCATATACCGTATTCGCCCCATCGTGCCACAAGGCTATAACATCAGTGCCACTAGTGGTTAAGCTGGGTTCAGTTCCCCCCGCCCAGAATATAGTTGCTGGCCATGTCACAGTTGACGCGCCACCATTAACAATATTTAAAAGCAGTGATACAACCTCGGTTGCTGGGAATGTGAAAGCAAAAGTACAATCAGAGCTAACCGTAACTTTGTGCATTGCTGCATCATTAAAGCTGAATGTATAGGTTTGATCTGCACTAGCTGCAACATCAGCCGCTTGGACAATGTTAACCCTACGGTTTAGCTCAGCTTCTAACGCGCCGCTTGAGCCTTGGAAGCCTTCGACCTTATCAAATGATCCTTTCTTAAGATCTACTAAAACAAAGTAATCAACATCATAGGAGCCGATAACAATAGGGGTTGAGGCTGTAACAGCCGACAAATAAACGGGGGTAACGCCTGCTTGAGTTTGAAGCGCCACATAACCCGACGCGAAAGCATCAGGCGTAATAGTTACCACATTTTCACGCGGCAAGAAAAAAATATCTTTAGCCATCTTATGTGTTCCTTACAGTTAGGCAAAAACCCAGTACCCCGTTAAGGGTACTAGGTAGGATAACCGATTAATTACTTAGTCGATTAACAAGCCTAAATGCTCGGGTTTGATGACTTCAACACCCCAAACGATAGCGGCTTCATAGCGCACGCGTCTGTATTCAGGATAGATTGAGACTTCAAAAGCCAAGCCACTGCGTGGATCGACGATTAATTCTCTATCAATGGCCATGTCGCCCTCTTCTGGCAACGCTGGCGCACGTGTTGCAAGATGGATAGCGTTGCGGCTAAACACCATGTTACGTTGTGGCATATCAACAACAGTGATTGCACTTGTTGAGGCTGCAATTGCTTGCTTAAGTCCAGGCTCAGCAAGTGTAATTGTCCCACCGCCTGACACGTCAGCATCACCGGAAGCCACAACATATTTGTTAGTGTCCCCGTTTAGGGTAATGACATCACCGGCCAAGATTGCGCCAGTTCCCGCGCTTGCTAAAGTTAGAACAGTCGCGCCAACAGCATAACCGGCACTGTTAGTTGTAGCACTTGCGCCATTACCGGCGGCATGCTCTGCGATTTGTGCAGATTCTCTGATAGCCATTCCGTGAACGTCCAACAATACGCCTTGGCGTAGAATGTCTTCGCGTCCCGCCGTATCAGCGCCAGCATATTGCGCATTACCGCGTAAAGCTGCACCGCTTAGAGTGTTCAAAATCACATGCATATCGTGAAGTGGGCAACCGTTATCAACGATAAGCTTACGAGCGTTTGCAATGTCTTTGTAGTTGGCAGCATCAAAAAGAGTTGTGCCAGCGGGTGAAACTGCGCGACTAGCTTTTGCATATAATGCAGCTAGATCGGTTTCAACTTCGTTTGTAAGGGTACGGAATGCTTGCGCCATTTGTGCAGCACGCACATTTGAGTAACCAACGCCGCTATCAACCCCCATTTGTTGCTCGCCGTTCCAGCGAATCGGGCAATATCTTTGCTTTGTAATTGCAATGCTTTTGTTAGTGAAAGTTTGATCGCCGTTATTAGCTGGTAATTGGCCGGGTGTGATATCGGCAGCGGTCGCGGCTGGCGCAACGAATGATCTAACTGTTTGCCCTACGGCTGCGCGTTCACTGTTAGAATCACGTGATACCGCCGGAATCATTCCGACTAGTTCGCGCGATACAACGTCCATTGCTTCATATAGATCAGGTAAAAGATTAGTAAGGGTATTAGCCATTTTGGTATCGTCCTTGTAGTAATAAAGTAATTCGTTTATTCGTCGTAAACTGTACCGCCATCCTTAAAGTACTTAGCCTTATCTATATTGCTAAGCTTTGTGTATGCAGTACGTGAAATTGACTTTTTACTAGGAGCACCACCCCCAGATCCAGCAGCACCGCCGCCAGTAGCCTTGGAGCCTCTTAATAGAGACTTAAATCTATCGTTACGGGCGATCTCATTTTCTAGATCGTCGGGTGTCGACACAGTCAAGTTACCCGATTCATCTAATACTTTGAGTTCGCCATCTACAAACTTAAACCGCTTTTTCACAAACTCGCTTAAGAGTTCGGAGTTAGAACCATCGGCCAGCTTTGCCGACAGTTTCAAAGAGGCGTTTTTTATCAATTCGCGCTCTCGGCTGGTTTCAATTTGCGCTAGCTTTTCAGCTAACGATTTGTTTTTTTCTTCAGATGACTTTAACAACTGTTCGTAGTCGCCATCCTTCAAAGCTTTTTGTCTTGCGAGTTCCTCGGCTCTCTCTGATTCCTCACGCGCTTTTCTTTTTGCGCCTTTGGTTTCGTCAAGCAGCTCATTTAACTTGCTTTTCATTCGCTTATTATCATCAATTATAGCTTGTATGTCCACATCTTGTTTTTTTTCTTCTTCTTTGTTCTCGCCTTCTTTGCTCTTGTCTTCGTTTTCGTTTTCTTTGTTAGAATCTGTACTCATATATTAAACTCCCTTATTCGAGTCCGGCTTTTTCAAAAGCTAAAGGCTCTTTACTTCTTAATTGTTTTAACGTTAATGGTTTATAGTTTTGATCTACGAACTGCCTTACATCTAAACCCCCTTGTCTAAACAGTTTTGCTTTTTTAACTCCTAACACTTCGTCTTGAAATTCGTTTGACTGGTTTTTTAACCATGAGTTGTAAGTTTGTGTAAAAGGCACTTGCTCTTTGCCCTCGCTACCCTTGGCCTGTCTCTTGAGTTGCTCATCAATGCTTAAACTAAACTCTGATTTAACTTTGGGTATAACGGTTGATCTACAACCCCAATGAATGGGTGGGCGCAAGCCTTCACCCTCTGGGAAAAACTGACCATCAAGGGCTTTGCATGTGTCCGTCGTGCGACTGTCCAAAGTACTCACCCACTCAACGCCCGTTAATACATCGCTGTTTTGGTCGAATACACTTTGACGCGCTGCGCTTGATGTGTGATTAGCTAAGGTTCTTACTAATGATTGGGCGTGGTTGCGCTGGATGCTTTCAGTAACAAAGCCGATATCTTTTACAATCTCTTGATTAGTCTTACCCGATACAACGCCCTGTTTGATTGTGCCGATGATCTCTTTTCGTTTGGCCTTTGAGAATTCTTTCAAAGCCTTATCAATGTCGATCTCTTTATCGGCCAATAGGGATATGGGCGATTTAAATACAGCGGCCTCTATTAACTCAACGCTTGGTATTTCAAACTCAATACTTGTTGCTTTTGTATACATGCGAGCATTAAAACCAGCCTCGTATTCTCCTAGCTCGCGCATACCTTCTTTGAGCGTGTCGCCCATTTCTGTATAGACTTGCTCTAATAGATCGTTGATACCCGCGTATAAGCGCCGCAACCTAAAGCGGTTAAAGCTTGTAAGTTCTTTGCCTGATAATTGCGCGATTGTTTCACGTTGAACACGCGTTAAGAAAGGGAGCAACTTTTTAAGTTCGCCCCCCGCTAGCCTCTCAACAAATACCGCGTGCCTAGTCGTGGCATTCTTCAAAAATGTTTGAGTGCTTGCCATTACTCACCGCCAAACGCATTAATACGGCTAAAATCCGCGTCAAGTTCCGCGTCGATATCCTCATCAGTTCGTGACGGGTCGATCTCGTTGTATTGTCTAAGTCCGTCGCGTAAGTCTGTTTTAGAGATAATGCCAGCATTGTAATAATTAAGTTTCGCTGTCATCTTGGGCGCGTCGATAGACTTTTCAAAGAAATCAGAATTAATATTAATCTTGATTTGGTCGGCCTCTGATTCTGAACCCATGAAATCTAGGACATAGGCGCACGACTTAATAATTGCGTCATTGACATTGTTACGGATGATTTGAAGCGTTGAAGCTTCCCCGCTGTGCCTTCCCCTTGCTGCCTCGGCTGTCTCATTGGCTGCGCCTTGCCCACTGATACGACCGCCCATCATTACGATTTGCTCTTCTTTGCGCTGCATGGCTTTGTCGGGTAGTTGGTTCTCATTGGGCTGCAACAACTGAGCCGATCCCGCCGAGCCTAAATTGTAGCCTTTGCGTGAGCCTAATAAGATCCCCTTGGGGTTTTGCTCTTTGAACTGCTCGGCTGTCATTTCTGTTGTGATAAATAGTGTTGGCTGTCCAGCGATAAAAATAGATTCTTCATAGTCTGCGCTATTGCGTAGGTGTCCGATGTTCATTTCTGCAATGTCGTACAGTGGCGACGGATCACAAATCGGGTCGTTATCTTCAGCGCCGATAAACACGAACGGAATGTAATCAAAGGGATTGCCCTCTGAGTTGCGCGGCTGGAATATCACGGGTTCTTTGTCTTTGTTGTCCAAATATAGATGTTGCTGGTACTCGCCACCAACAAGCTTAAGCACTCTATATTGGGTATGGCTTTCCCACTTAAAACCATCGTCGCCGATCTTGCTTACATCTTCTTTTAAAACGACCATTGTAACTATTTGAGCGCCGTTAATATTTTGAGTCTGCCAATTTATAATTGATTCGGCATTGTAGCGATACAAGCGAGCCTTGAGATTCATTTTCTCAACCTGTGCGGCGGTTAAGCCTTCATTTGCGGCGGGGTAATCAACAAGGAAACCATAACGGCCAGCCATTAGAACCTCGCCTGTTGCCTCTTGCGCTGCCTTTTCAAGCGTCACATCTTGCCCCGTTGCATCTTCTTTTAAATAGTCGATGCTTGGCGGTAACTCGATAACAGATTCTTTTCTGAACACCTGACCAACCAAGCTGTTGCGGGTTTTCGATGTTAAGTTTGTGAACTTGGCCGACTCTTTGTAACGTTGGTTTCTATATGAATCGCTAGGATCTACGTCAAAGATGTATTGCTTGACGTGTGAACGCACGACGTTACGCACCAATTCCCACCGCAAAACGTTTTTGTCATACTCTGGATTTGTTGAATCAACACTCATTATTAATTATCTCCCTATAACGCCAAAATTAAAGCTTGCAACAGGTTTTATCACGGGCATTTCGTATGCTATCGGATATGTTGTCGCATCGTTTTGATGATCTTTACCACTCTTTTTATCAGGCTCGCCGTTTTTATCGTATGCTTGCTCTTCTAAGCAACTAGATACCGTGGGGCATGTGAAATCATTAACGTATATATGCCCACGTCTAAACGCTTCATTGCTTGCATTAACCCTATCTTTAATATTTGGGTTAGTTTTCTTAACTCTAACTTCAAAACTCGCGCCCCTCAATAGATCAATGTCGGACTTGCTCGCGTCTTTTGTCGATCTGTTCCCCCCGCTAGCATCTGGATACATAACAATCTTGTGGCCAGGGAATCGATTTTTTATAGTCGTTATCATGTCGGGGGTGTCGTACATGTCGCTTAGTTCGTCAACCACATGCCAAACCTTACCACCTTCACGCCTAACGTATATAGTGCAAGCCATCTTTGTTACATTGAAATCGCAACCTATAAATAAGGTTTCGCCCTCTTTGATAGTTTCAAAGCTTCGGTGTGCTTCCCTATTATAAGACTTATAAACCGTTCCAGATGTTAAGTTTACAAACTTACCCTCAACATAAGCGATAGCCAATTCATCGGTGTACGTTTCATAAAGTGCATCAACGTAACCATCAGGCAAGTAAGGGTTAGAACGGCTATCAGCTTGGACATATTCGTAATTGTCGCCCCCCTTCTTAACCCATCGATCATGAACAAACTGAAACCCCTCTGGCGTTGTGTACGCGCTCACCTTGTTGATAGGATTGTCGCAACTCTTTGGCTTTTGTCTGTTACGACCAATTACCTTATTCCATACCTTGGTAGCGTTCTTAAACTTTAGGGTGTCCAACTCATCGATATGAGATCTATAAGTTTCATAGCCAACGATCCGATCGGGGTTATCGCACGACCTGAGAATAAAACCCCCAAATTGCGTTGACCGCGTTTTGATCGTGTTTTCTTTCTTGTTGTGTGTGAACTTAATATTTTGATCTTCGAGCGTTTCTTTTAGTCGTGTGGCTATAATCAAGTCGACAAGGTCATAGGTTGGCGCATATAAGCCGATTAAGCTTTTACGCCCCCCTTCACTGGCATCCAATAAAGCGCCATTCATAAGCGTTTGGGTTTTGCCTGAGCCGTAGCCACCAACGAACAAGGGGTACTTGCATTGCAGCGCCCTAAATTCGGCTTGTGGCCTTGTCATGGTTAGCCTAATCGTTCTTGACACTGGCCTTTGCCTTAATGCTTTCAGCGTCTACGATCTCAATTTCAATTTTGCCGATCGGGGCTTCTGATTCTATATCATCGATCATGTCGATCCCCGTCATCTTGCGTACATCTTCTTTGAGCTTGCGCCATAGCTCTAAATAACGCGGGTCACCGTGCTTGTTTTCTTCTTTGTAAATACCCTCTGTGAGTCCCTTGCCCTTGCTTGTCGTGGCCTCTTTCTTTTTTTGCGTCTTAGTAACAGTGGGCTGTTTAGACTTAAACCAGGCTTCTTGTAATTCCATTGCGTATTGCTCATATTGCGCGAGCTGTATTTCTTTGATTGCTTTGATGTCATCAAGGTTAGCTTTGGCATATTTCTTTGTCATTCGTTTTAAGATGCCACACACTGACGTTTGTTTTAAACCGAGTTCGTCAGCAATTTGGTATTGTGTCCAACCCCTGTTTATACGCAACTCCCAGACTTTGCGCTCACGCGCTACGACCTCATCAAGTGAGCCGTTTCTATTTCTGCCTCTTCCTTTCATTTTGTTATCTTCCCTCTAATTGTAATTGATCTAAATATAGATCTAAGTTAACATACAGCTAAAACATAAGGGTTTTTCAATGAATACACGCCTTGAACTTAAAGCCATACCCGCCAAGGATCTTAATAAGATCGCTTTTGGATCCGATCATGATGACAAAGTGTTTGGCGTACCAGGCGACCTTAAGCCAGTTGTGCCTAAGCCGCCTAAACTGCCAAAGATAAGACAGCCTACAATCAAAGATGAATGGCGCACGCCGCAAGATCTCTATGATGAGCTTAACGCCGAGCATAGATTTATTGCTGACGCTTGCGCAACGGCTGACAATAAGCTTGCTAAGTATTACTTTAAGGATTGCACAACCGTTGATTGGGTTGATGAGATAAAGCGACTTAAGCCAAAAAGTGAAAAAGTGCATTTTAAAAAACGTGCTATATTCATGAACCCCCCTTATTCTGACGTAGGGCGCTTTGTACGTAAGGCGTTGATTGAATCGAAGCGCATCAAAGTTGTGTGCTTGGTTCCCAATAGCATTATTACTTGCCGTTATCTTGATGTGATGGATAAGAACAAGGGCAAATCTTTGTTTAGAGATTTCCACCCGCGCATTGAATTTAGATTTCTTAGTCGTCGAACTCGTTTTATTCATCCGATAAAAGAACCCTCTAACCCGCCAGGCGGTTGCATGGTTTTGGTTATGCATCCTATTCAAGAATAATGCATAAACTGGCCAAAGGGGATCTTATCTTCTTTGGCTTTGTACTTGTCTTTGAGTTCGTCTAGTTGGTCGATGTCTTCACACTCGATCACAAACCTGTATTGCTTCTCAGTAGTGGGGGCGCTTTCTTTGGTGTCCACATATTCGGTTTGCATAAACTCGGCAAACTCTTTTGGGTTCCACTTTGCTAAATCTTCAACATCAAAAACGTTGCCTAGTATGTCAAAATTCCATTCACCGCCGTTAACATTACAACTAATATTAACCTCTTTGAATTCGTTATCGGTTAGCTTGCGGTCAGGCATGCGCATGTCAGCCTCAACGTATCCAGCCATCTTAAGCACTTCAAGGCGTTGATGCCCTGATATCACCGTCATATCTGTATCAATTAAAATTACATCATGATAACCAGTTTTCTTGATGCTGTCGGATAGCCTCTTAACCTCATCGCGGGTTATAGATCTTGGGTTGTGTTCGTAGGGCTTAAGTTCAGATAACTTAACAGTGGTGTTTAACCAAACAGGGGGTTCTATTTCTTCCATAGTGCAACTACTCCATTTTTGTTACATTTTAACTCATCTAGCCGACAAATGGCTATACCGATCTAGTCAATCAGTCATTGGGGGTTTTAGTTCGCCGCCTAAGTACCACGTAACCACTTGCTTGATTTCGTCGATGCCATAACAGACAGTCGCAAAATATCCTTGGTGGTTCATATTGGCGATAACGGTTTTTTGTCTGTCGCTTGGGTAGCGCCTAGCCTCTTTCTTATCGGGCTTAATCTCAACGCGTAGGCCAGCATAACAAACGCCATCAATGCAGCTTGTCACGTCAAGCACAAGGTCAGGGATGCCAGACTTAACGCCCATCAGCTTTAGATCCTTGGCGGTTTTGATGTTCCTTTTCTCTCCATTGGCTGGATGATAGAACACATAATAATATTGGGGGTAAACACGATGGAACCACGCCACGGCCTTTTTTTGAAGGGGGGCTTCTATGTTTTCCCGTTTCTTCTTTGTTATCGTGGCTTGTGGTCTTTTGGGTTTTGGCTTCCTTGCAAACAAAATGGTTATTCCTTATCGGGCTTATCTTCACCGCTTTGTTTTTTAATGATGTCGAGCCAGTCATCAATTACCACCTGTCGATCTTCATTTACAATTGCGTCAGCAAGCTTACCCGCGTTTTCAATGATCGTTGATATCAATGGGGTATGGCATCCGTCAGGTGTAAGCGCCATTGCTCGACCTAAAAAGGCCATTGCTAGCGTTGAGCAAATACTAATATCTTCATTTTTGCCCATGTATTCATTTTCGGCGATTTGGCCGCTTGATAATTTGGTGATGTTATACGCAAGCTTGCAGATCTCTGACTCCATGCTTGCGGCTTTCTTAGTTTGTTCGTCGTAATCTGTCATAAGTTCACCTACTTGCTTTTTTTATACATTAGTTCGGTTTGTTCTTGAATTTCTTTACTGTAAGAATAGAAACTTAAAAGATCTGGCGCAATAGCAGAATCAACAAGCGCACATAGTGCAGCCTCTAGGGAAAAATAAGGATCTGAGTAACACCAATTTTTTGTAAAGTCTGGGTTTGAGTGTGCTTTCATGTAAAGCTTTGTTGAATCGTCAAATGTTAGGCTGCAAGTATCTTCATGCTCTTGCTTAAACATGCTTACGGTTATGGGTGGGCAAATATCCATATCACAGCTTGGGCAAGGTATGGTTAACCCCAGCCACATTGATAAATAATAATATTCGCCACCAAAGCGCCATATCTTAGCGCGGTTATAACCCTCGTTAAAATCAAGAACTAGATCGCCTTGGCTTCGCCCTTCGTTTAAAGTTACCAATACGCCCTTATATGGGTCTGATTCATCGCTCATAAGTTCCCCGACCTTGTGTTTTGACATTCAGAATCAAGGTTTTGTTTCTCTCTCTGCCAATATGCATTAAAATATATGTTATTATTCTCACTTTTTCCGGCATTGTTTAGTGCCTGTCGCGTTCGCCTTAACAATTCGGCTTGGTATTCTTGCGCCGTTCTCGGTTTGTTAATTACCTGATTGCTCGGATTAAACTTGCTCAACAGGTCAGCCACAAAGCCGCCACGCGTGTTTATCTCTGTTTGCTTTCGCTCAGCCTCTCGCGCCTCGAATGACTCGATACGCTGCGCACAGTGTAGGCTCATCATAGTTTTATATAAATACCCGCCAGGGTTAACCACTCGATTGCTTGCCATCGCACTCATTGTTGAGCCGACCGCCTTATTTATTGTGCTTAGCTTAACTTGTTTCTTGTTGATTGTGGCCTTCAAGGTTTTAATCTGCTTTGCCTTCAATCCTATTTTGCAAAAAATGCTATCCGTCCGATTGTCGGGCGGTGAGTTATCCACAATCGGGGGCTTGTCCACGATAGTATTATTATTAATATTTAATATATGAAAAGATCTAGTGTCTCGTTTTGGTTTTTTAAGCCTCTCGTTTTGGTTTTGGCCTTTTTTATGCTCAATATTTGAACAACGCAAAAAGTACAACGCCAACCCTAAGTTAGTAAGCTTGTAATGGCAAACGTTGCGCGGGTTATCGTTAACTTGGTGTTTGGTTATAAGTTTATGATTAACCAAAATAGATGTGACTTTTGAAACCGTGCTTACTGCAATCGTTTTTGTGTGGCCAAAGTCTTTAACCTTGCGGCCAATGGTAACGCGTGACATTGCACACTCGCCCCGTGTGGCGTTAGTTTCATACCAACCGATAACATCAACCATATATAAGCCTGAATTGCACACCTCAGAAAGTAGGCGCTTAGATTCTTTTGCTATCTCTAGGGTTAGGCTGGGTATAAACTCATCGGTCAGGGTTGTAACACAGTTGTTTGAGTCAGTAGAAATACATCGATCTGAGTTGTTTTGCTTAAAGTTGTTGACATCAAGCTGTGGTGTTGTATGATCTCTCATGTGACTTGGTTTCCTTGTTC